TATGATTTTAGATAATGCAATAGAAAAAAATCTTACGTCAGATGCAGAAATAGCAAGAGCATTTAATGATCCTACTGAAGAGATAGATGGTGATGATTTATATGACAGAATAGCAGAATTATTAGATGACAACATAGACGCAGCTTATGATGAATTACCTTATGCACAAGGTAAAGCTAGATTAAATTCTATCTTAGTAGAATTAGGATATGATTCTATAAGACACTACACAGGTGGACAACATAAGAATACTGGTAAAGGATCAGGTGGTGTTGCTATAGCATTATTAAAAGATGGTCACGTTAAACACGTAAACTCTCCTGAGTTTGATATAGCGAGTGATAGATTATACGACACACAAGTTGGTAAAGGTAGTATCAATGGATCAATATTACAATTTGGTAGTGATCCAGCAGCAACATTTTCTAAACGTAAAGCTGATGCTATCGTACCACAATTAGAAGATATGGGTATCTCCCCTTCTGTTGCAGGATTATTCAAAAAGATTAACAATAATATTGTTGATGAGAAATCATTAAAGACAGCAAAGAAATTTTCTTTTGGTGTACAAATTAGAAACAACTCAAGACGTGCAAGAGACTTCTCTAATGCTAATTGGTTAGCTGATTGGGTATCACCTCTTGATAATGTAGGTATTTATGAAAGACACAACTCTCTAGCTGCAGATAAATATATTCCTATTAGACAACTATTAAATAAACTACCTGATGCTTATGGTTGGATGAGAAACTATGCAAACAACTTTAAGATTATTGGTAAAAATCCACAACCTAAATCACATACAAAGATACTACGTGCCTTACGATATGAGTTAGATACAACTTTACCACAAGTAAAAGCATTAACTCCACAAGAGATGCATGTGGCACAATCTATACGTAAACTATTCCAAGAAGAGTATGAGTTTCTTGTCGATAGTGGTGTGGAAATGGGTAAGATTAAAAACTATGTGCCTCGTGTCTATGATGCTGAAGCTGTTAGACGTAATATGGATGACTTTACTGATAAGATATCATCCTATTTACTACGTGAAGCAAGAGAAGATAGACGTACACTAACGAAACCTATTGCAATGGAGAAAGCAAAAGACATTGCCAATAGAATTATTGATGAAGATGGTACATATCTACCACAGTTTGCAGAAAAGAAATCACCACACTCTGACAATATAGATTTCCAACGTATGTTAAAACTAAATGGTAAAGAATTAGAAGGTTTAGAAGATTACTTAATTAATGATTTAGATAGTATCTTATCCAAATATGTAGATGGATCAACAAGACGTGGTTTATTCTCACAACAATTTGGTTACAATAACTTTGGCTTTGATGACTACATGCGTGTAGGTACAGAAGGTGTTGCGGGTATAGCTGACATGTTGCAGTCAAGTAAACAGGTAAAAATATCACTACGTTATCCTACTAACGATGGTGGCATGGATACACAAACAACAACAATACCTAAATTATTTGCACCATTTGAAAAACAACCTGCAGTAGCAAGAAAGTTTGCAAACAGAATAGTTGAGTTAGCAGAAGCTGGTCAATATATGAAAGCTAAAGCTATGTTGCTACGATTAAAACCAAAAGCTGGTGAGAATTGGCATGTACGTACAGAAGCAATCATCAATGGCTTAAGAGACTTTGGATCAGATGGTAACAGTATATCACTTAAGGAACAAAAATTCTTAATGAATTACTTTAGAGTATTACAACGTAAACCAATGGAAGGCGGAGCCTTCCATGAAAGCTTAACAACAGCTTCTAAAGTATTACGTAATATCAATGCAGTGACGATGTTAGGTTTTACAACCTTAACATCTATTCCAGATACATTCTTACCTCTTATTAGAGGTGGAAGTATGGGTAGCTTTGTTAAAGCTTGGAAGAAATATTCTACTGATAAACATTACAGAGAGATGCTGGAACGTACAGGATTAAACTTAGAGAATGTTATTCATGATAAGATGGCTGGTATGTATGGTTACTCTGGTGGACGTGCAACAAACAACTTCTTCCATGTTATCGGATTATCACAATGGACAGGCATGCAACGTAAGATGGCAGGTGCAGTAGGATTTGAAACTTTCCGTACCATGAATAGAATAGCAGCAGATTTATACAGAAGTAATGGTACACAAACTAATAAGTACAGAAGAGCAGCACGTATTCTAAAAGAGTTTGGCTTAGAAGATTATTCTAAACCTGATCCTAAAGGTAAATTTAAAGCAATTACAGAATTAGGTGAATTGATGTCATCTCCTGATGCTGATCGTATTCGAGCAGCGATGGTTAAGTTTGGTAATGAAACAATCTTTGCACCTAACCCTAATGATTTACCACTATGGACACAAACACCTGTCGGTGCATTGATGTTCCAACTTAAATCATTTCCACTCATGATGGGTAGATTAACTAGAAAAGTTATGAGTGAAGCAAAAAATGGTAATGTTGCACCATTACTTTACATGGCTACATTTGGTGCAGGTATAGGTGGTGTTGGATCATTAGCAGTAAAAGATTTAGCACAATTTAGAGGTGGTGATGATCAACAATCTAGTCAATTCAGAGACAGAAAATTTTCTAAAGATGTATTGGAACAATTCGGTAATGAGAGAAGTGAAGTCTTAGAAGGTTTTGAAAGAGATATAAATATATTTGCAAATAAACATCCTGATGTAATGAAGATTGCTTTATCTATAGGATATGATCCAAGTCAACATGGTACAGTAGATGGTTTTTTAGGATGGTATGTTGAAGGTGTGATGCAACTTGGTGGATTAGGTATGGTAGCTGAGTTACTATACAACTCTGCAGCACAAGCAGACAACGGAGCATTTGGTATGTCTCGTACACTATCATATGTACTTGGACCATCATTTGATACAGTAGCAAACTTTGGTTTCAATACATTAGCTGCTGGTCAAGAGGGATTAGAAGATTTAGCTAGCAATCAACCAACAAGTAACTCTGCAAGACGTACACTTACAAGACAACTCTTATCTCGTGTGCCTTTATTTGGTGGTAATAGGAAATTTAGAGAAGGTGGTACTGATGTCTTAGCAGGTACACCTAAAGATACGAAGGTAAATAACTGGGGTGCAGGCGGATGGAAGTCTGGTTGGAAAGGTACTAGCTGGAACTAATTTCAGGAGGCTTTGGAGGTTTAAACATTTGATCCTCCATCTTCTTCTTTTCTTCACGTAATTCTTTTCTAATATTTTTAAGTACACTTTTCTTTTCTCTATCTGCTATAGCATTATCAAGATAAGCAATCTTATCTTTGTTATCCATTATCTTCCACTCAGCATCCTCAATCTTTTCTTGAGTCCACTTATTTTTTTCCATTTCGTCTAACTGTTTTTTTGTAAAACCATCATGAGTCGACATTCATCACCTCCGCAGTACATGCAGCATAGCCAGCAATATCTATCCAAGAGTCTATGTGACGTGGATCCTCTTGCAATCTAGCCATTTTCATCCATAACATCATCATTCCATATTGATCAGGTGTAATCTCATGACCTAAGATTAACTCCCAACCTTTAATGATTCTTTGAAAATTTATTTTTGGATCGCCATATCTAAGGTTACGATCACCTTGTATAATCTCCCTAGCTTTATCTAATACGTCTTCTTTTTTTACTTTAACTTTCATACAACTGCTCCATACTGAAGATGTAAAATCATTGAGTCTGCTTCTGTTTCTAAGTCAGCTATCTTCTTTTTTATTTCAGCTATCTCTTTTTCAAGATGTCTTTTTTTATCTGTTGCTTTATTCATTTGATCTACTGAATCTTTTGTAAACATGTCATCATGTTTTCTCAGTACCTCTAATCTTTCTGTGATACTTCTATGCTCTACATTCTTAAGATCAATTTCTCTTGTCAAAGAATTTACTTGCAGACGTAAAGACTTTATCTTTTCTATGGTCATTTTTCTCCTTCGTATTGATTAACTAAATTATCAAAATTGTTTTTTAATTCTTCAAGCTTGCTAGCTCTCTCCTCATTATTAATTACCTTCTGAGCTTTACGTGCTTTGTCAGCTAACTCTCGTAATCTTTTGACATCAACCAATGTACATCTTTGCAAGAAAGATTGTGGAGGAACGCCAAGAGGACCCCACGAACTACTCATAGGATCCTCCTGATTTCAAAGGTTGATATATAGTGTATTCGTCACAGAGTTTTACAGCCTCACTATCATGCAAAGTACAATGCCAAGCTTTGTCTCCAGTATCGATTGGCTTTGCATGCATACAGTTGTGACACGCTGGGTCAGGATTAATTCCTTCCCAACATGTGCTTCTTTTGAAGCACATTTTACAAGCAAAATAAGCAGGATCAGAAGATATTTTCCTTCCTTTACCCTCTAACACTACATTTATTCTCCTTAGTAAATCGGCATATTCAAACTCATCATAAGTAACTATCTCTGATAAATACTCACTAGAGTTTTTATTGTACGATACGAGGCATGCTTTATGTATGCCACTTAAACCCATTAGTAATTGCATTTGTGCAAAGTATTTGTAGTCAGATACTTTTACTCCAACCTTCTTGCACTTCTTCCACCTTGCATCATTCATACTTTTGATTTCAAGTATGTGTTTCTCTTCTTCTATGATGATGATACCATCACCATTACCAACAACATGATTACCAAACATACTGTACCGATGTTGTTTACCTGTCTCTTCATCTACTTCACTAACCT